TGCGCGGAGATAGTCGAAATTTGACCCCTCAAAATGCGTGGGAGGACGGTACAAACATCCGCACGGCGCTACGCCTCCACCCGCAAGCGACGCGGGCGTGGTTTCTTGCCGAGCTCGGGAAGCTCATCAAGTTCATCGATGCCACCAAGACCATCCAAGACGACGAGGAGATGAAGGAGACGGCGCGGGCGCTGATGGAAGAGCACCCCGCATTCAAGCTCGAGGAGTTCGCTCTCGTATTCGAGGGCATCAAGAGAAATAAGTTCGGTCCCATGTACGGACGGCTCAAGCTGGGCGAGCTTATGGAGTGTTGCCGGAAGTGGGAAGAGATGCGGGCCGAGAGGATCCTAGAGCGTAAGCATCGTCCGGAACATGACCCCTACCAAAGAGGATACAACCGCGAACAACCCCGGAAGGCTATCTTGTTGACTGTCGAGGACCTCATCGAGCTCGGCGAAATCAAACCCCGCGAATGACGCCCGGCATACTCCTCGCAATCGCTATCCTCACCTTCGCCCAAATCGGCGCGGAGTACTACCATGAACACCAGGTGCGCCTGTTTACCGTCGTTGTGTTTCTGCTCTCATGCCTCGGACTGCTCGTATGACCCGAAAGAAACTGATTGCCCGCCTCGATCGGGTCTTCTCCCAATGGGTCAGAAGTAAGGACGCCGATCATCGGGGCTTCGTGCAGTGCTTTACGTGCGGGGTCTTTAAGCACTGGAAGACAGTCGACGCCGGCCACTTCCAATCCCGCGCGAAGTTCTCGACTCGGTTCGATGAAAGGAACGTAAAACCCCAATGCAAGACCTGCAACGGATTCCGATCTGGGGAGCAGTGGAAATTCGCCCGGCACCTAGACAGGGTATATGGGGAAGGGACGGCGCTAGAAATCGAGGCCTTGAGCAACACGACGAGGAAATTCAGCGTCGAAGAATTGGAGGCCCTGATCGACGTCTACAACCGGCGCCTCCGGAAGCTATGACCCTCGACGGATACCTCGCCCGGAACTACGACGACCTGCTACAAGCGGCCTACCGCATCGCAGGGGGCGACGGTCCGGACCTGCTCCACGAGGTCATCCTCCAGCTATACCAAACCAAACAGGAAACGATTGACGGCCTCCTAGAGCGGGACCAAATGAAGTATTGGGTGCTTCGGGTCATGGTCAATAACTACAACTCCAAGACGTCCCGATACCATTACAAGTGGAGGAAGGATATCGAGCGCCGCCGGAAGTTCGCTCACCATATCGTCGACTGGTGGGACGGGGATGGGGTAGCGGCACACCGCGACGAGCTGCTCTCCCATATCGAGGAGCGCCTCGCCGACCTCCCGTGGTTTGATGCGGAGGTCTTTGCTATATATTTTGAAGACGGGCACACCCTGGACTCCTTTGCGCAGTCGACGGGCATCTCCCGACATACACTCTACACCACGATACGACGTGTCAGAAAAGAAATCCAAGGGACTCGGAGACAAGATCGCGCAGTTCACACAGGCGACGGGGATAGATAAGCTCGTCCACGCCGTCGCGGAGGACTGCGGATGTGAGGAACGCCGCGCCAAGCTGAACGCCATCTTCCCTGGTCGCAACGTGGAGATGTCCGAGGGGGACGTAAAGGCTTACGAAGCTCTGCTCCCAGCCATCGAGCGCGGCAAGTTGAACCGCCACCAGTCCCGCGATATGTACGGCATCTTTAACCGCACCTTCAACGCCAACGAGAGGCCATGCAATTGCACCGGGAAGAATCGGAGCATGGTCGAGAAACTACAACGAGCCTATGACTATACGTGTAAACCTTAAAACTTGGAGTAACTACCCCGACGCGGTATCCAATAACGCGAAGAAGGGGATTGAGCTGAATGAGAAGGTCGGCAATAAATGCGCCACCCAGGTCGGCAAGGTCCGGGCCCAGCAGCTGGCCAAGAAGGAGGCCGTCTCTTTCGATACCGTCCAGCGGATGTATTCCTACCTCTCACGGGCCGAGGAGTATTACGACGAGTCCGATACGAAGGCTTGCGGGACTATCTCCTACCTCCTTTGGGGAGGGCTGGCCGGGAAGCGGTGGGCTGAGAAGATCATGCGGGAGGAAGGCAAGCTCTAAAAACAAGAAGGGTAATTTTGGGTATATTGCGGCAAAACACGCAAATTATGCGCCAATATTACACCCCTAAACAGGTGGGCGAAATGCTACAAGTCGACCTGCCTTACGTCTACGGACTGATGAAGAGCAACCAAATACAAGCCTTCGACATTTTGCCGGGCGTAACCCGTATCACCTCGGATTCAATTGACCTATTCGTCGAGCGTAGAGCCGCGGCAGGAACGTCGGTATACATTATGCCCGAGGAATTCAATAAGCTACCCCAACGCGCTTGGAACGTGCTTCATCGGTTGGCCATGTTCAACTCCGTGGAAGACCTGACCCAATACAGCCGGAAGGACTGGATGCGATTCCGTGGGGTAGGGGAGAATACCGTGAACGAAATCGAGCGGCTCTGCCAGGAGCACGGGATGACATTAGCTGCGGAATGACAAAGCGAGAAATCCTATTCACGAAGATCCACGAGCGGGACGGGAAGCGATACAAGGCCACGACGTGGAACTGTACCCCACCCGGCCACGAGGGCGTTTACGAATTGAGCCGGACGGAGTGGGAACTGTTGCCGGAAGTAACTGCCCAGCTTGACCTGTTTTGAAGATTCTAACCGCCGGCCAGCTTGACGGGTACCAACGCAGGAAGGACCGCTCCGTCTCCCTCCGTTTCATCACTCAGGAAAAGACCTCCGGAGAGATAGCGGACATAGACCGCCTCGTTGATACGTTCGGGATTCTGTACTTCCGGGGGGAGGAGAAGATGAACCGCGATGAGGTCGATGAATTGGACGCGGTAGAGCTGGACCTATACGACGAACCCAAGAGCCAAAGCCAACGCCTACGGAACGTCCTGTATAAGGTGTGGATGCAAGACCCCACCGGGACCTTCAAGGAATACTACAAGCATGAGACCGAGCGCATCATACAACACTACAAGGGCAAGATCCATGAGTAAGGACTACGCATACCGCGCCACCTTCTACGGTTATATCGGGGTGCTCGCAATCCTGCTATATTTAGCCCTGAATGGCTGACATCTACAAGGCGATTTTCACCTGTCCGAAATACGAGGAAAGAGAGGTATGGTATGTATCGAGCAGGAAACACGCGGAGCTGATGCTACGCCGACACATATCCACGCCAAGGACAAAAAAAAAGGCCGTCAGGTACGAAGAGGCAGAATATAGCATGACCGTAGAACCCGTATTTACAAGCGATGGGGACGCAGGCTATGACCCCAGAGGAATAGGATAATGCCACTACCCAAAAAAAAGGAGGACGAAACCAAGATGGAATTCGTAGCCCGATGCATCGTAGATGAAACCGTAAAGAGGGAGTTCCCCGATATGGTGCAAAGGGTGGCCGTGTGTATCAATCAGAGCAAGATGTAACGCAATGGAACAACAAAAAAAAGCAATGGTTGAGGCGCTTGAGAAAGCTCTCGGAATTGTGACCCAAGCCTGTAAGGTGGTGGGCATCGCTCGCGTTACGCATTACCGCTGGATGAAAGACGACGACGAGTACCGCGACGCCGTGGAGAAGCTCGGAGACGTGGCCCTGGATTTCGCCGAATCCAAACTTCACAAGCTCATCGACCAGGGCAACCCCGCGGCGACCATCTTCTACCTCAAGACCAAGGGCAAGAACCGGGGGTATATCGAGCGCCAAGAGATAGCCGTGGCAGAGAAGAAGCCGCTGTCGTGGTTCACCGATGACAACGCCGACGTTGCGTGAGGCAGCCCGCCACGTACTACCACGTCAAAGGGTGCGGCTCCCGCATCCAAGTACACCAAGGAGGCACCCGATCGGGCAAGACGTACTCGATACTCCAGTCCCTGGTCGAGCTCTGCTATGAGAACGAAAACGCTGGGGCAGTCATCACCATAGCCCGGAAGACATTCCCCGCCCTCCGCGCCTCGGTCATGCGGGACTTCTTCGAGATACTCGAAAGGGAAGACGCATACAACCCCGAACAGCACAACAAGTCAGAGGCCAACTACG